CGCTGCATTCTAATTCCGTATTCGGAGAAGAGGTTGTCAACGGTCTCTCCAACAGTCCTAGAGTTCCCTGACTTCCGTCTGAACACGTCTGGGTCTGCGTAGATGGGTCCAAGCTCATCAGCCGCGATGCCGACTTCAGCACGTATTCTGTGTATATGGCTCGCTGCACTGGCAATGGTAAGCTCTGCAATACGGAAGCCATCGAGCAGAAACACATTATGGTCGTCATCTGCAAAGAATAAGCCATAACAACTGTGCCGTGCGAGTCCGTGGTCGTATCCTTCCAAGAACACAGGACGAAATCCTGTCCTCCACAGGCTGCGCAGATGTGTGACTGCATCATCATACGATATGAGATGCTGCGCTTCATCGAATTGTGGGTAGACAAGACCTGACAACGCACCCCATCGTCCATATACGAACCGCTCCCGCATGGAGCCTGTGTAGGTGGCAAGCATGCCTCGGATGTAGTCGTCCCCAACGTTGTCAACATTTTCATATGTTGACCCCTCAAATAGTTCAATGAGTGGCTTAGGCTTACCGTTGGCATCGAGGATTGGCTTACCATCGTTGTCTACCTCACACATCAACTTGTCAGTGACCAAGCCTCGCTGTGTGAAGTCATGCAGTGGCTTGACGATCTCACGGTAGCACCAGTTCCGAGTAGGATTGAGAGTAGCAATAAACCACTTAGGCCCAACACGAGGCATGGCAGGATCATCGCCAACATACTCAGTGTTGCCTCGTAGCCGTCCCATGAGGTCCATGAAGTCCTTATGCGAGAACTCAGGGTCCTCCAACTGATCCACAATGATCCAGTCATAGGTAGCTGACAGCAAGTTTGACTTGGACTCCTCTGTCTCCTTGCCGCGTTGTGCAACGTATCTGAAATTGATGGTCGAGCCATTCTTCAGTATCATCGTGTTCTCGTCGCGTGATGGCATACGCTTGATCCAGTGCGGCGGACACCATAGCAAGAACTCTCTCCTTATGGTGTCGTTCAGCTTTGGATAGGTGCTTCTGGCTACCAGTCCATTCGAGCCAGGATAGTCCTTGGCTAGCTTCAGTGCCTTCACACATGCAGCGGCTGTCTTTCCATTGCCAAAGCCACCACCAAGGAACTGCACCTTGGAGTATGACTGATGGAAGCGATCATGCATCCCACCTTCTACGATCTTGTAGCGACGGCTCATAGATGTTGCGGTGTCCACAGATCACCCGGCAGTGGCGTAGTCAGCACACTGCTGGATGTGAACTCAGCAACGAACACCGACACCACTGGCGTGTTGCTCAGCACTGATGGATGCGCTCTGAAGTAGACAAGGAAATCATTCAGCACTTGTGAATGATACTGATCCAGGGTCAGTGCAGGAGGTGGTGGTGGTGGTGGTGGTGGTGGTGGTGTGATCGTGCCTGGGTTGCTAAACACTAGATGGCTAGTGTCAAGTGTAGGATGCGACGCCAGAACTGCCATACCAGATGGCGATGCCAAGCCCCATTCACTGTCTCCGCTCAGCGTTGGCTGTGTTGCAGGATCAAGCAGGAACCGTCCGCTCGGATCATCATTGACAACGGTGTTACCAGTGATGGCAAAGCTAGTGCCATGATTGCTGGCGCCCTCTTCACCATACGCTACGATGAACGGGTTCTGAGTATGGGCACCTTGCTCAATCACGTTGTTGCTGATGTTCGCATTACCACCATTCGGCAGGTCGATGCTGTAGCTGGCACTACCTGTGTTATCAAAGATGCGGTTGCCCTGGATGACATTCTGAGCAGCCCTGGACTTCACTTCATGGCCGACCACTGCATCATGCACGTAGCTGTTGGTCAGCCTGAATGAGTTGATCGCACCAACATAGATGTTGTGCGTGCTACCACTGCCATCCCCATTGTGACTGAACTCGCTGTGGTCGATGCTGATGCTGCCATTCACATCAGCAGCACCAAGCAAGCCTTCTTGGTTGTCATGGAAGTAGTCATTCGACAGTGACAGAGCGCCACCCTCGTAGCGAACAGCGGCACCGTTGTGATCACCCACCGCGACACCACTGATGTCAAAGCCGTTGATGGCAACGCTGAGTCCAGGTTGGCCCTCGGTTATCATTGCTTTGCCATTAGGTGGGCTGGTGTCCGTCGTCATGACAACTGTGCCACCCACTGCTTGGAGCGTGACACTCTTCTCAATGCTCAGGAACTGATCATTGTAGGTGCCCGCTTGCACATCAATGGAGTCACCAGATGATGCTGCATCAATGGCTGCTTGGATCGAGCCTCCAACATGGACATTCCGTGTCGTCATGGATTACTCCTCATCGTGTGACTGACTGCAATTCACTAGCAGACAATGCACGAGGCCAAAATCTGGCTCGACGTATCCACTGCACTCCTGTCGTCGCTGTGACAGGACGACATAACCGCATCGTCGTGATCCCGGTTGGTGGCGTGTTGGCACTGGTGCCAAGTGAACTCACAGCGCCATTGAAGGCGGCCTGATGTGCTCCTGAGGTCGTTGATGCAGCCGCCTTGTATGGCGCGCCAAGCGTAAGTGTTCCATCAGGGATATTGGCAGTTACAGCACCAGCTAGGTTCTGGAAGAATACCAAGTTGGCTGTATTCAACCCGATACCTAACTGTGTGCGGTTGTTATTGGTTCCGTCATCCAGCGTTATGACATTGACGGCAACAGGACTAATTGCTGAGTCAATCGCTTCTACAGCATAGCTGAATGCTAGTGCATTGGAGAACCAAGCCGCTGTGGCCACTGTGGCGCTGTCGATTGCTCGTGTGGCTGTCGTTCCTGCCGTTGGGATAAAGCTGCTGGCAAACCCACCAGCCTCAAGCTGTGCATTGGTCACACTGCCTGTAACTGTGCATGTCAGCGTGCCAGCGGTGGGCGTGAATGTCAGCGACACGCGATTGCCAGCACCCGTTCCGGTCAATGGTCCTGCCGTCGATGTGCCCGATAGCGTCACAGTCCCTGTGCCGTAGAACGACAGCGTGGTCGCGACGGCTGTCGTCGTTACCGACTGCGTGGAGAGCGTTGCACTGTTGAGCAGCAGATTGGTGCGCGCCTCCTCGATCAGCAGGCCGTTGAGAGCGTGTGTGCTCGGGTTGTAGTCCCACCGCGGCGTATTCGCTGCTGCTGTCTGTATCGTGCCGGTGACATCGAAGTATGTTGCCGTGCTGGTGCGGGTGAAGGTAATGTTCGGATCAAGTGTCCCAGGCGCCATGAAGCTGAGGTCAAGCGTAGCACCGGGCACAACACGCCGACCAGCAATCACCTGTCTGCCAACATGGCCAACACCGAACATCAGGCCACCATCTCAGCAATGTTCAAGAAGCCACCAGCACCAGCTTGAATGCATGCTACGAACTCACCAGGGTAGACCCAGAAGTACTCAGGCACACCAGCAGGCAACAGTATGCTACCTACACCATTGACTGCTGCAACAGGTGTAGGACCGAACGATACCCAACAATCACTGGTCCCACACAGTCTGACATGCAATGTCTGCTGTGGACTCAACACAGGCTGGCCAGCAGGATAGTATGATCCAGCAGGAGACTGTGCCACTTGGAACGCTGCACTGATAACACTACCAGCACCTATGGCAATGGTCTGAGACAGTGCAGGTCTAGCAGCCTGGACTGTAAGGCCATGTGCATCTGTCTTCACTGTCACAGCTATATCCCTTCAGTTGTTATGTCGATGACAGGACCACCTGCATCACGCTTCACATACTCAATCACCAAGCCACCATCCACACGATGCCTGTGCTCAACAACATCAGCAGGACGATGACCGCTGCGATCCAGAATGTCACGAGCAGCAGCCATGCGATCACTTCGATTGCCTGCTTGTAATGCTTCAACCATTGCAGCGGCAGCACTTCTAGCGTTCTTAGCGAGCAAGTCTCGGACGACATCAGTCTCTGACTCCATGATGTTACGCACTACTGCATCATGCATCTGTGAGAATGGCTCACTCACCTTGAGCCTACCAACCTGATCTGTGGTCAGGCCAGTAGCAATGGCTATCTCCTCATCATCGAGGCCAAACATCGTGTAGCTCAGCACTACACTGACTGCATTCATAGTCTTAGGCACTTCAGGCAAGTCAGACAGCTTCCTACGTGTCGCAGTGACAAGCTTCTGAGCCTCACGATGCGTAGGTATCTCTACGAACCGTGGAGCTTCAGGCAGCGTGTCTGCACCTACGATACGACCACCAGGGTAGACAAGCGAACCATCAGCTAACTTCAGTGGCTCACCTGCTGCTTCAGGCAATGGCATGTTATCGTCCTATGATGTGTCTACCTAAGTCCCACAGCCCTGGTACTGCACCTGCAACTGCACCGATGGGCGCACCATATGGGCCAAACATCCTGCCTACACCTGCACCAGTCGCACCCCCTCGCACTATGCGATTGAGTATGGGTGTTGTCTCTTCAACAACAGGAGGCGTTGTCGGAGGCATGCTCCCTGCACTCGGAGCTTGGATAGTAAGGTTGCCACGTCCAGGCATCATCCTGTCCTCAACGTTCAGTCCACCAGATGGTGGGATCGAAGATGCAGGAGGTGCTTGGATAGTCTGCTGTGGTGAAGGCATAGGCACGTTCTCAACCTGTAACCCTGGCGGTGCTTGTGGAGGTGCAGGCTCTCCAGGCATTGGGATCGGTGTGTTAGGCGATGCCATTGGTGCTTCAGGCGGAGCAGCGGGACCAGTGATCTGTCTGGGTGGTGAAGGCAACATACCCTGTGGTTGTGGACCAGACAATGCTTCAATCATTGCCTCTTCAAGCGATGTTGGCTGTTGGTATGCAAGTGAAGAATTGCGTGGTCCAGGCAATGCATCAGGATTGATCGTTGTGCTACGACCTGATGCAGGCTGTGCATTGCCTACATACTCAGCATTGGATTGCATAGGAACATCAGGAACACCTGCACGCATTGCAGGGTTCGTAGCATTCTGCACAGCCAATACATCTTGTGCTGATGCTGCTGTTGGCGATGCACTGGTTGTCTTAGTAGTGTTCGGCTGCCAATCAGCTTCATTCGTTGGTCCATGCGTCAGATCAGCAGGCAATGTGCTTCGACCACCACCACTACCACCACTACGACTGCCACCTTTGCCAGCAGCACGCATAGCAGCCTGATCATCTGCTTCAGTTGCAGCAGTGTCACTACGCAAACCTGGGATCAGACCAGGGTCTTTGGCATTGGCCTCCAACGCACGTCGCACATTCTCACTGGTTGGCTGATAGCCACGTGACTGCAAGTAGTTCAGCACCATCGTAGTAGGCGATGCAGTTGCCTCAGTAGCGGTTGGTGGCGAAGGCAAGCCTTCAGGTGGGACTGCGCGCACAGGTGGGAGTGGAAGTCGTGCCATCACATACCTCCCTTACCAAGAATGGCATGTGCAATGCTCGCTGCCATAGCTGCATGTGCAGGATTAGCCATGCCTCCACTCGGAGGTCCACCTGGGGCTTGTGGTGGCAACACCTGTGTTGGCGGTGCCTGCATGTTCCCTGGCTGAGCATCGAGCTTCAAGTCCTGTGGACTGCCTTCTTTGATGCCACGACGCTCATCACGCAGTCGATCGGCTGGTGTCTCTGCTCCTTTCTTCACTTGACTTGGACGTTTGCCTGGATTGGCCATTGCAGCTTTGACTTCAGGACCATAGTTGCCAGCCATTACCAAGCTCCTTTGCCACCACCACCATTGCCACTGATGTCAGCGACATAGGTCGATGGGAACACGACACGATTGAGCAGAGCAGCAAAAGCTGTGACATCAGCAGCGGTCGTTGCCCTGTTGACCTGCGAAATGATCTCAATAGGACGCAGACTATTGAAGAAATCACCCTGATAGCCTTTGATCTGTGCTTGGCCTGCATTGGCAACTGCACCAGGAGCAGCACCAGTCAATGCGATCCACAACGCCTTCAGTCGTTTGCCAGCTTCACCATTGCGAAACACACGAGCCAGTCGAGCATCGTTCTGACTGATGCCATTGAAAGCGATCCCACCGACAGATGCAGGGGCCGATGGCTGACTGCCCGTGGACACGTTGCCGAGGACGGTGGTCCAGCCAGTGAATGGAATTTGTCCAGTCCCATTAAGGCCATACGTAGCCATGTTCAACTCCTACACGATGGTGAGCATGCAGCAGATCACGAACCAGAGACAAACACAAGGACTAATTCATCTCATACCCTTATATAGAATAGGCCCCTTCTATATTATAGTATAATCTATAATAGGGCCGATCAGTTGCACGCAGATCGTGGTTGGGCTACAATCGTGTAGTGACCCGTAGTGACCAAGCCGCGCGCTCGTGTGCGGGCCACTTACTTACTACCCTCTTTTGGTTTCAGGCTGGGGATGGTGGGGGGCCTTCACACTACATGTGTATACAAGTGTATGCGTGACCATGTGTATACAAGTGTATGGTCGCCGTGTAGATCATAGGCTGTGTACACAGATGCAGATGCTAGCCTCGATCGAGCGCCAAGATGTGTCCACTCCTCAACTGCAATGAAAGGATATGTCCCCAACGGTAACGCAATGGTTCGCTACCACAACCATCACCACGGTCCTATTACTTAGGTATGTATATACAGACATGCATGATCATTACGCTGTGTTGTATATACACTGCATGGTCATAGTGCCTCTGTGAGCCTGCTATGATGCCACATGCTTAGCTAGCTAGTAGGGTAGCAGTTGCTAACCTTGCCTCTGTGTGACTCTCCTAGCGTTGGCATACACATGCATGTGTTAGCTAAATTAGTGAGCAGTGGTCACATTCTGTCACTGTGTTGTATACACAAATGTATTATAGACATTGTATACGAACACACTGCTTGCATCTGTGCATCACATGTGCCATAGTGTGATCGCTAATCACTCAAGTCAACGAGGAGTAACACACATGTCCAGTCGTCCTCATTCTACCTTGACCGTTGCCGATGCTATGCGTGCAGTGTGTCTTGATCAGATCGCACAGATGCAAGCCCAAATTCACGAAGCTCGCCGTGCGTATCATCATGAGCGTGTTGCCTTGCTCTGCAAGGAATTGGCAGCGTATCGTGAGCGTGTTTCACACTTGCTGGCATAGTCTATCGCAACACAATCAGCCTGCCCGCAGCAATGCGTGGCAGGCTTTTTTGTGCCTATCGTTTGGCATGTTGGCATGTGCAACACGCGATGCAACACGCATTTGACAAAC